TCGTTGGGTCGGTGCTCGTCCACGTTACCGTCTTTTGAATCGTATCACCCCGTGCGTTCTTAATAAACGCCAGTAGCGGTGCCTGTGCGCCGACGACCAGTGATACTGCCGCTGGACTTGTGGTGACGCTCACCACCGAATCAATAGGTGTGGTCGGAGCAAGTACCCGCTCGGTAACCTTACACGCCGTTGTAAAACCACTGCCCAACACCAACATTGCTGCAAACAAAACTCTCTTCATAAAACCTCTCCATAAGTAAGTAACATCTATAAATAGTTAACTGCGATGTGTTTATTAAATAGTTAACTGCGATGTGTTTATTTAACACCAACTGCACACAACTCCTTCTTATCACGAAACTTGCACCATCTGCATGCCTCTTTACTAGGGGATGCAATCTGTTCTGTAATATACTGCCCGTCTTCATCAAAACACGTATTGACGAATTGCTGAAAATTATTCCAACTTTTATTCACTGAAGGGGTACCGTTCGATGGTTCAAACTTACTAATCCGTGGAATATGATACTGACTATTTTCCATGATAGTCCGTTTGAGAATAATAAACTCTACACTGATATTCTTTTCATCAATACCCAACTGCTGTGAGAAGAACCGCTTGTACAACAACAATTGCCCTACCTTTAATGGATCACTCTTCTGCGATTGCGTCCACCCAGACCGTGAAGTCTTTAAGTCATACAACACATATTTCTTCGTGGCTTCATTATAGGTTACGATGTCGATGTATCCAATATACTGAACCCCGTTACGCACTTCCATGTTCAGTGGATATTCAATACTATGCAACTTAATGTTTGCCGTTGGGAAAATCTTCTTGTAATGTTCTTGTAGATAGGACAAAATCAAACACCCATGCTCATAGAATTCCATCAAGGTTTTCTTATCAGCAAGAAATGTCTTTTCACCATTTTCGGCAACCGTAGTATTTTCCTTAAAGAGATTCAGCAACTTCTCTTTAAATCCATCATGAAGATACATGGTCTTTGCCATCGTCTCACTTTGGTTATACAATACATCCAGCCATTCTTGGATGCTTTCGTGCATAGCGGTACCGAATACAGTATGAATGCTACTGTCATCCAATCTATGACCGTCGATGTACTTCAATTGCCACGCACGCGGGCAGTTAGCCCACATGGTATACTGTGAGTAGGAAATCTTATTGCTCATTCGATACTATCCAGAATTTTCGTAAAGGTTTTTTGTGTGGCTGCCGTATAAGAATTTACGGGAGTTGAGGGGCCAATTTCATCTATCAGCAATCGAACAATTTTCATGACGGTATTTAGATCGTTAATTCTATATTCCATTGGCCCGTAATGTTCCTGTTCAATCAAGATACTCATCTTGCCGGTAAACTTCAAGACTAATTCGGGTGAAACTTCTTTCTTCTTTCGCGGCATATTAAACTTCCTCGTCATTGAAGGGATGTATGGCAGGACGACCATTAGCATGTTCGTCACACAATGTCCTCCACCACCCACTACTACGCAGTTTACCTGCACTTCCACATTGCTCACAGATAGTAAAGCTCTTATGCTCCATCTCTGTAATAAACTTTTCCAGTTCTTCGTGGCGAGGAGATGTATAAATACGCAATCCACCAAGCTTTTCCTTCACTTGATCAATAACAACGGGCTTATTGAGTGCTTCCCACATATCAAAGATTTCATTAACAATGCCATGCCAACCATCATTGATGGATTCCAGTGCTTGCTCTCGGTTATATCCCTTGGAGTAAAACCCGCCTGGGATAAAATTGTCTTCTATCTTCATATATCCTTCCATTTTTAGGGTGTCTTTAAATATACACCAAATGTCCGTAAAAGTCAAGTCTTTGTGGAAATATACGATATTTATAGTAGAAGTATTATTACCTTAATTATACGGAGCAGTTTATGGCATGGTCATATTATGTGGGAATAATGCCGTCAGGATCGGCGGTAGATAGAACGTGGTTAAATCAACTGGGTTCCAACGTTTCACATTCCCTTACGGGTGCTCCTTCGGGCAGTTGGAACTTAAGTCAAGTGGTTCCTTTATCGAATATTAACGGGAATGGTAATGGACAAGTATTATGTTACTTTATCTCTGGTTCATATTAATCTTACGCAGTAATATCAATTCTAGCCGATTCATATATTTCCATAATTCGTGTATCTAGAAGTGCAATATTTTCTTCTATAAATTGCATATGTGGTGGATTTTCAATATGATCATAGGTTGTAACGTTGCCCCGTGATACGCTAACGTGAAACGAAGCCGGTCCATCTTGTAATATGATGTACCGGTTTTCGTTTGCCGTCTTTCCAATTTGTTTTGCTTGATACAAATTGTGATCCATTGTTACTTGCTCTCACGCATCATATGTTCCACCCAATGTTCCTTGTCAATTTCCCACGTTCCACTGAGATGCGGGAACAATTCCCAGAACATTCCTGACTTAATCATTGCTTGATATGTTTCGTCTACGGGATCTTCATAACTTTCTACCGAACGAAGTCCACTATATTCACAGATTTCATTTTTACCAAACGCTCGTTCCCAATTACTGGAGAATGTTTTCTGGTCAACACTTAAGGGGCGTCGCGTATCTCCTTTTCCATTTTCACTCATTTTCAATTCCCCAATCTTTGGCGTCTACCCACACAAGCGGATAATACGGTACGTGTGGTGGATTCTTAAAAAACTCTTCAATGGTGTAATCAACCGAACTTGATACCGGACTATTCATGCGGTATCTCCGTAATATTCAATTTTCATACCCGCCTCAATAAACATAGTAATACTACGATGCCCATGTTCTATCCATCTATCATCCTTAGCCCCAGTGCCACCAGCTTCGATGACAATCTTTTCAATGCCCGCATTGATGATAGCTCTGGCGCAATCTGCACATGGCATACCGCATGTCATATACATTGTGCATCCCTTCGTAGACACGCCAATCCGTGCAGCATTATAAATGGCATTACGTTCTGCGTGTTCCATCCAATAATACTTCTCAGGACGTTCTTGTCGATCCTCTCTCATATCGTCAATGCCTCTGGGAAATGAATTATATCCCGTAGAGACGATTTCATTTTCTTTACCCGCAATGACGACGCCAATCTGCGTTGCTTCATCCTTGGATTTCAGTTTAACGGATTGTGCAATAATGCGAAAATATTCTTTCCAATTCATAATTTCACCTGTTTTAGTTCTTTTTTACCAACGCCATATTTTTCACAGAGTTGCCGCAATTCATCTTTATTTTGATTATAATAGATTTCTAGATAGGTAATTGCTTCCATCTTCGATACTTGATAATGTTTCGCAACTAACTCCACCAACCACTTTTCATATTTTTCATCTTTGCTACCTTTTACATATTTATTGTATTGCTTGCCGCGTGGCAATATGTTCGTAAGAAATTGATAATGCGCCCTATCGGGAATGTTTGGATACTTCTGTAGTTCATTCACGATAGGGGCATAATTCACATTCATGGAAAGAAATCGGTGGAGCATATATCGAGAATACTTATATTTCTTCTTATCCGTATCATTCAACCCATCAAAGAATTGTATGGATTGGTCAGTAGTAACGGCAGTTAAGAAATCAAATAGTTCTTTTCCTTTTTCGGATACTTCAGCCTTCTTCTTCGCCATCTGCTAATACTCCTTGTTTGTTTGCCCACCCATTATCAACTCCTTGTAATACTTCTACACGTTCAACTATACCATTCTGTACGTGTACCTTTTGAATAAGTTGTATATACTTGGAAATGCTTCCATATGGGAATATAGGTATTTTGATATCAGAAATCAACTGCTTCTTTTCACGTTTATTACACAAGAAATAAATATACCGATGTTTCGATGTTTCTTCTTTTCGCCAAAATGTATGACCAATACGACTTGCTAAACTTTCAATAGCTTTATGCCCAAACTTTTCGGCAACTGTACGACTATGAATCCATTCACCGTGTTCAAATAGTTTAATAGAATAGTCAGGCATTAATTTCGTATATCCACAACCTTGATATAACCAATTTGTTGCCCGATAGATACCGCCCGTGTGTTCTTGTTCGGGGTCAGCGTAACTAATAAGAATTTTTACTTCGGGAGCGTGCTGCTTCAACCATTGAAATGATTGTCCAATAAAATAACTTTCAATATTTTTTCCATAACCATCAAACACAACCAAGCGAGTAAGCTCTAATACATTATCCAATTCCAACGGAATAGTTTTTGTAAGAGAGCCCACTGCTCGGTTACTTACGGGATGGCCATACGTCATACATCCAATAAGTTTTTCATGTGAACCAGCAAAAAACGAATGTTCGTCTTCCACATAAAAAATACCTAATGCATACCGGCACGAACTACTTTTGTGTGTATAGTGATGTTCGGCGATGAATGCTGCCGCCACACTTTTGTTCAGTGGGCGGACAGCGATTCTTGATGTATCAACGTAGAGTTCTTCCATAAGTTACTTTAGGTTCTTGACTGCATCTGCGAGATTGTATTCCAGTGCTTCTTCTGAACTCAACCAAATGTCCTGTGGCGGGAGTAACTTTTCACGAATTATTTTCTCACTCAACTTCGTACACTTACGATAATGAGCAATCATACGTTTGGTGGTCAAATCGAACTGACGCTGGGTAGCGATCAGTTCATGTTCCTTGCCATACGTGCCAGCTGCCCACTGGTGTGAAAGAATGGAAGTGTTCGGAGTAATCATTCTATGTCCAGGCTCACCCGCAATAAACGTCATCAATCCAGCACTTGCGATAACTCCAAGTCCAATCGTGTGAATAGGAATTCCACTTCCTCGCATCACATCAATTAATGCAAATGCGGACATTAGATCCCCACCATAACTGGTAATCATCAGTGTAAGATTTTCAAACTTATTGGAGGTTTGAAAGTTGTTATCCAGAATCCAAGTGATAACGTCTTTCGTAGTATTCGTATTAAATTCATTAGAAAAATAATAGACACCATAATCCGACAACGATTGCGGACGTTGGTCCAGCATGAATCCCTGAAGATCCTGCATGTTATTATTTAACACATTACAGCTCTAACTTCAACTGAGACTTTGCTGGCGCTTCGGGCTGTTCGGCAATCTTCACTGGTAGGAACTGCTTGTTAATAAATCCACATGCATTACATGAGAACGTTGGGATAGGTACAATTGCTTCCTTTCCCGTAGGTGATACGAGAGCTGAAACACGCTTCATCAGAACCACTTCCTGAAAGGTGTAATTCCCACAATTTTCACAAACGACATCCGTTGCGTTTGATAGATCCAAATTTACTTGCTGTTTACTCATAAAGTCTCCATTAACTTGTTAAAATAGTATATAATGTTGCTACGAAATTGAGTTCTCGGTCTGCCACCTGACCCTCCCATTTCTGCCCTTCATTGATCGCCATGATCGCCTGAGGGACTTTCGTTGGTGCATAGGTGTCTACGTGCTCATATAATAGACCATATAATTCAGTGAAGTCCTGAATCTGACTATCAGCCACCAATTTACGAATTTCCAATACCCGATCCTTAAATGGCATATTACTGGTTAATACATCTACCACCTTTAATTTGATATCCTGTCCAATCAATTCATCCACGCTCACTTGCAACTTTCCCTCGCGGGTTTGCAGCTGTGCGGTATTAATGATCTTACGAATGTCTGGGTAGTATGCGTTCACGATTTGAGCAATCGTCTTCGTATCATATTCTACATTCTCATCCTTTAGAATGTCTGCCAACTTCTTTGCCGCTTCTTTTTTACTTGGTGGAGTTAACTTATATACTTGTGTCCGACTCACCAATGGATCAATAATACGTTCCACATAATTTGCCGTGAGGATAAATCGTGTAGATGCGGAGTATGCTTCCATCATATTACGAAGAGCTGGTTGTGCTTCACGACTGAGATAATCACAATTATGAGTTAGTGTACCTGTATTACCGATGAAAAAATTATGATTGCTCTGCACCGATAAGTCATATACTTGTTTCTTAGTATTTAACTTTTTAATTGATTTAATTGCTATGACCTTTAATTCCATCTAACATAACCTCTAGTTGTTTTTGATTGATACCACCCACAAACTTTTGCATATCTATGTAATCTAGAATATTTCGTTCGTTTATCCAGATGAATTTATAGTTGTTGTGTAAACAATATTCTATAATAGTGTCTATTTTATGTTGTTGCTTTCTCCAAAACGAAATAGGCTTTATCTCATAAATAATCATGTTTTCTACATCAACGAAGTCTGTTATCACACACCCACCCGTGTTTAAACTTATTCGTATAGTCTCATATTGTAATTGGGGATTGCTGAGCCAAAAACAGGCCTCCCACGAAGAACGAAACTTTTTAATTTGCCCTTTATACTCCACTTCGGCACCCCAATGGGTAAATGAGTTTGTAATGTTAGGCGTGAATTCTCCATTCAATATTTTAGTCTTCATAATTGTAGATTGAACAACGCCGACTCTTTTGATTTGCTCACGACCCTCTGGAGTTTTGAAATACTTCTTTAAATTATCAGAGTTTTCCTTTCCCAGTTTTTTATAAAAATCTTTACCACTTTTACTCCTCGTCCACTTTAATCTAGATGCGATAATTTTGTCAACGACTTCCTTAGAACGAGATTTTCCTTTTAAATAAGAATGTTCTGTTGAGCACACATTACAATACTTTACACTTTTACGACTTGTTCTAAAATCTACTTTGCAATTGCCACATTCTACAAAGTAAATACCAAGTTCTTTACACGGTCCACAATATCTAGCATTATGCACCCAACTATTAAATTTATTTAAACAAACACCACATGTCAATTCAAGTTGATTTGCTCTTCTCATACATTCTCCTCAGTGGAATACATATATAAGTAGTGGATTACTACCTAAAAAGTCTTATTCTGGGGACAAAATATGATTATATTTATGTAATTCAATTGTCTTCACTACTTTTACTTTGCCGTTATCTAACACATACCACTTGTGTGTTCCTGTGCAAACTACCACCTCGTTATTATCCAATTCAATTTCATAAACTTCTTGTTCACCCTTATCCAATTTTTCAAAAGGTCGCCATTCAATCTTATTCGTTTTCATGTTCCATGATTTAACAAGGTCATTTGCAGAGTCAACCTCTCTAATAGGAATTAGTTGTTCAATGCCCTTATGGAGAACATGCACTAAAGTATTTTCTTCCAAACATTCGTCTAACACAATAATCTTCAATGGTGCGAATCCAACGGTTGACGCAAATCCTTTAATCTTATCACGAACCGTATCAATACCACGTTCATCGGATGCATTGATGAACATATAATCACAGTCGATGTTCTTAATAAGTATCTTAGCGGCGGTGGTCTTGCCCGTTCCAGCCGTTCCATAAAACAACAAATGTGGAATATCTTGCGTTTCAATATACTGCTCTAGCTTTGCTTTCAATACATCGTTACCGACATATCCTTCTAGTGTACTTGGGCGATACTTTTCAACCCACAATGTATTAGTATTCATTATTTATGAATGGGTTGTTGGTCATTGTTGTTGGCATTTCATGTATTCTAATAGAGTAACCAAGTGATTTAAAGAAAAAATGGATTTTATTTAATATCTGTGGTTGGATATTCACTTTCCAATTTAATTCCTTTTCAGAATCGGCATGATATACCACAACTACCATTTTATCTTTCTTCTTAACAATCCCTTTTTTCGTGTCTTCTGTATGTGCGAAAATCATATTTATGATATTGTCCCATTTAAACATTGCAGAACTAACATGAAGCGCCATTGTGTCAGAAGTTCTAAATCCTTCGGTTGTATCCTCTAGCGTCTTTTTATGTATCTTTTTTGTATAATTAATCCACAACTTATTAGCTGCAAGAAACTCTTGAGTTTTAATACTCGTTTTAACTCTACCAATAATTTTAGTTATCTGCTTACCGGTAAACCCACAAATTTGTAAATACTGTCTGTGAGCATCCTCATCTTTTGCAAACTGTTCTAAAGTAATATCCTTAACAATTTCTTCAAGGTGCTTTACGGCATCGTCAACGCCTACTGGCTTTTTAATAATATCAGGCTTTTTATTTAAAAGATTACCAACACCTTTCAGCTCAGCATCACTATATTCTCTGTGTATACTTTTGGCAATACGAATAACAGGAATTACGGTGCAATGCTTTGCTTCACTAGCTGCAAGTACGGTATGATTGCCATCACCAATGATATCTTCTCCGTTTGGTCCACGACCCTCGTAGACAACCACCGGCGAACATCCAGAAGTATCGCCACCAGCATCTTCAATACGCTCTCTAATTTCTCTTTTATGAGCCTCATCTTCAGCCAATCGAACCTGTAACCGTTTCAGCTGGGCGACATCTTCTTTTGGTTCTTGAGTAACAACCAATCCATCTTTAGACTGAATTTTCTCTACTAAAATTTGCATCATTTCAACATCGGGAGGAGCATCTTTACTTAGTTTCATACCGTTTGACATATTGTAATACATGGAATTTTCTTTGGCGTTTACCGAATTCAACATTCTACTTTCTGCAACTTCCATAGCCGTGTGGCTGCCATACCTAAGAACTTCAAATTTAAAAACATTTTTCTCATTAGAAAATGCTTCAGCAAATTCTTTACTTGCCGAAGAATGCCAATATTCATCTTCAACTTTACCTTTATGAATACCGATATACATTTTTCCCGTTTGTAAATTAGTATATCTATAAAGATAGGATTCGTACTGAACAGGAGGATTGCCTAAGTAAATTTCACTTTCTCTAACAGAATCTGGGAAATTTATGAATTTTGCCAATACCATTTTATTTACCTATTGTTTAGTTTATCGTTTAGTTGTTCAATCATGCGTGTATCGTTTAACTGTAATTCTTTAACTCTATCTATACTTCTAGTTGCTTGTTCATATCGGAAGATATTATCATCCAAGAATTTGTCAAGTGCCACGAATAAATCTTTTTTATATTTAAAGAATATTCCATCTGGGTCTATTTCACGATAACAACCCGATTCTTGAAACACCATAGCCGTTCCATTCATCATACAATCGACAGCGGCAACTGACCATCCATAATTGGATTGTCGCATTTGAACTCCAACAGAACATCTTTGTAGCCTTTCGTAATATTCGTGTTTGGGAACTTTTGTGTTATCTATCCAAGATTCTTCTGGCACCCCTTCTAGTTGTGGTACCCATACTATAAAATCATTACGTTGCTTTCTATATTCTTTCATCAGCTCAATGAATTGCGGATATCCTTTATATGCCGCAGCGCGATGATTAAAAACAATAATCTTATCCTTGTGAGAAGGACAGCTTTCTACAATCTTATTTTTTGGTGGCCCCAAGTTCCAAACTTGTAGAATGTTATCTAATTGTTGAATTATACTATCATTGAACCACTCACGCGCTTCATCCAACACACGATTCTTTTGGTCTTGTGTATTGAGATAACACACTTCCATCCCAAGTACACCTAGCAACTCTGGAGCTATGTTTCTTTGATGATTCTTTCTATCCTCTGCATTACATGTTTTCATCTCCCACCAATGTGAATAACCAATAATAGGTTTATCGGTATATCTCTTCACCATGAACCAATCTGGAAGATGGGAATATATTACGTCATACTCTAATTCTTGCAAAAGAGTAATAACTTTACGAGGAAAGGTAACTCGCATGTGAATCATGTCACCAGAAATGTTTACTATGTGCTGTTTAACATTATCCAGATTAAGTTTGGCGACTGGTTCGGGTAGGATGATGTGCCAGTAATAATCACCATATTCTTTTAATGCATTAATGTGGTTATAAATTACGTCTACAAATGAATCTTTTTCAATATTTGCCGAATTAGTAATATTAGGGATTATCAATACTTTACGGCAATTATTAATATCAATAGAATCCCAAAATGTCATCGGCCTACATCTCCCAAATAAGTTTCTTTTGCTTCTTCCCACGACAATCCAATAATTCCGTTATAAAAAAGAATCTCTGGCTTTAATCTATTTTCTTCATATAATTTTATATATCTGCGCACCGCTTTCGGACGCCACCAATCCAACACAGAATCAACATCGTCCTTCAGTTTTGCCAAAGGAATTAATTTATCTTCAGTAATTTCATCACGCAAAAACTCACGGGTATTCTCATACAGTGGAGCGTAGTATACGCCTCGTTCAAATCCATGTTTGTATTTCGAAGGACTAATACCCACTGCTCTAAAAATAATAGAAAGAATTTGCTGCTTAATGCCGGTTACGGGTCCATGTGACGCGTCCTTAGACTTAATCTTTTTATCGTATTCATCCTTCATATGTTCCTTAACATACTGATGCCATACGTCATATACATCATCGTCTGGCTTCAATCCAATAGCACCCTTGCTTGATCCCATCTTCTTCCAAAATGGAATACTATTATACATGGAATCTGAACCATACAATGAGGTTGTGGTAAGCCCCGCCAGCTTATTATTATATAACATTTCCCATGCATCGGAAACTACTTTCGTCGTCAACAATGAGGCAACAAGCTTTCCACCAAGGAAATTATATCCGAATGGCTGGGTAGCCATAATACACGTGCCAATTGCACTATTATTAAGTCTACCTTTCAACCGTTCATCTTTCTTCCAACCAATCCATTCGTCACGGCACGTAATAGCAATAACATCACTTCCCAGTGAAGTTGCTCCAAGATACTTACCGGTTACTTCATCATATACTAGAAACTTAACGAATCGGCCTGGATTCTGATCAAATTCCATTGTATGTGAAAATATACGTAGCATCATCCAATCTACTTCGTCTTGGGACTTTGCAACAACTACACGAATACGTGGAACCAACGCTTCAATCTCACGGACAGTTTGTTCCTTATTCATAATATCGGTAGGCGTCCAGATTTTTGCCTTTACAATTCTGGACGCGTCCACCTTATTCGCATAATATCCGCAAATTTCTTTCCATTTTTTATATAAAGTTTGAGTTTGTACGGACATACTTTTGAGCATATCCATATTCTCAATAAATGCTTTTTTAGCATCATCCAACGTGGGTTCTTGTACATCAAAGAATTCAGAAAATTTACTCATATGAAGATAACTGTTTTATTAATTGATTTATATCGCAATCTTTGGTTATTCTAATAATAACACAATTTAGTTCTTTTGTCAATACCTTGTCTTTTAACGCATCCCTTTGTGCACGATTTGGCTTTTTATGATATTGTTCATCAAATTCTATTACTATGTTTTTATTAGGTTCATAATAATCCAAATAAAATCCAGCAACAGCAATTTCACCACCATTTTCGGCATGTAATCCATTCCAACCCAATTTATTATTTATTTCATCAAATAATTTACATGCATCTTTGTTGTAAGCTACACCTTTGTTTGTAGGGAACCAACCATTGTATTTTTGAAATAATGAAGTTCTTACACGATTTTTTATTTCTTCATTAAACATAGGATTATCTTCTTTCATTCTCTTGCTGATATTTTTCTTTACATCATCCGTGTGTTTATATCCGTCAGGATACCTTTCATATAAAGTACTTAATCTTTGCTGAACAACATCGGTATTATACTTTCTACTTGCGGATTTAATACCTATTCTTTTTCTATGTTCTTCTGAAAATTCTTTACAGCGATTACATCCTATGTTTAATCTAACCGCTCTGTCTCTTACATCTTTTCTTCCGTAAAACTGTAGGTTTCCACAGTTATTACATTTCTTCGTCCACTTCTTTTGATTTCCAATATCTTTGCATTCTTTTTTCTTTAATGGTTTCTTTGTTTTTTTCGTAATATCGTTTCGCGTTTTCTCTTTGTGCTTCACGTTTTTTCTCCATTGTTTCATATACTTTTTTTCTTGGCATAATACTCTCCTTTATATAAGTATATACTATGAGAACAAAACGATGAGAACACAAAGATAAACTGCGAATTTATCAGACATTATTATTCCTTGGTGTCAATCTGTACGAGATAATATGTAGAAGTAATATTATCAGCGGTAAATGTAGTCTTGGCAAGACCCTTTGAACTGACCTGCAGCTCACCTGTCTTAGCATCCTTGTTTGCCACAAGAATTTCACGGAGATACTTTGCCGAGAAACTAATAGCTTTTACGGTAGAAGATTCCTTCGTGGTAACATTAATCTTTACCCGATTGGTATTTAATGAAGAATGCCCAAGAATGATCTGTGCTGTTGTATCGTCCACATCACTAATCACGGTAAAGGTCCACATCAGCGAGAGCAGTCTTCGCCTTCACGAATGTCGTAATAAACTGCTCGTCCATCGTGATCGTGAGATCAAACGGCGGGAGCTTCTTGAGTTCGGGAACCGAGGGAATCACAGACGTATCGGCAAGAACGAATGTGACTTCTGTATTCTTATCATCAAACGTCAGTCCCACCACCTTGTCACCAAAGAGATCACCCTGCTGAGTTTTCGTTCGTTTGACATCTACCGATAACGTATCACCAAGAACTCCGAGTAACGACTTAAGCTTATGAGTTTCATATACAGCGTACTCCCCAGCAGCAAGTCCCATCGCTGGTCCGGTGACTTCACACAATACATTCTTATCGTCAGAAATTGCGCGTGTAGAAAGTGAATTTCCGTCTACCTTGAACACAACACTCTCACACGAACCACCCAAATTATACTTGCTAATAAACTTTTCCAGCTTTGACTTTTCCATAACCGTTTACCTTTTAATTGTTAATATTGTGTATCTACGTACCACATACTTGTTAACTTCCCATCTGTAAATCGTGCGTAATAATCACGTAATACCTTGTTGCTATTCATCCCTTTATAGAATATAACATCGCCATGATAATTTGTCAAGTACTCACGACGATAACTACCTTCTACTTTCTTTAAATAGCCTTTAAATATTTTATGCACGGCACCCGGATCATCTACCCATACATAATCCCATCGTTCTTCGTACAATTCACCTTTGGCAGTAATAACATACTTCGTCATTACATTCTCAAATGATTTCGTCTGAAACCATTCATCGGTAATTTCTGTATTACCAGGTAATAATTGTTCTACTCTGATTTCATCAAACATTCCCATAACTATCTCCAGTTAGTAATTTCTTTCCGTAATTTTTCCCAGTTAAAATGCTTTCCTGGGTCTTGTTTTCGCCCCCGTGGAAATGCTATGTCAGAATGTCCGAGCAAGATTTTTGTGGTAGAATCTTTATATTTGTGCTGTAATATATTAATCAACCATGCCGCACTGTTATATTGCTTTTCGGTATATGCTTCCGGTGGGTCATTCTGGAAGCAAATGGCAATGCTATATTTATTCATTCGAAACATTCCATCATAATAGGATATGCCCGCATGTCCTGCTTCATATTTTGTATCCAACAATTTTACAATCGTACCATTTCGTTGGATATAGTAATGATAACTATTTCCTTTATGGATTAATGTATTGCGAACGGTCTTATACGATCCACCATCGTCATAGTGTAAGACAATATAATTTTTATCGGTGTTTCTAAGTATTTTCTTTACTGGTAATGGTTTACTTATCACAACAGGTACTAATAATTGCACAATCAATAACATTTTTAACATATATACCTCCTAGCGGCATCAGGGGAGTCGAACCCCACATAGATTTCTCTAAGTCCTTGGCTAGCATAGTGTGGTTGTAACATTCGGGTAGCGCCCGTATATCCACTCCTACCGTCGTCCCGCCCGACTGTGATGCCTAAGTATTAAAACTCTCCGTAATCACGAATCGACACCCCGACCGGAAAGATCGGGATGCCGTCGCGGCTCAGCTCTTGATATCTAACTGTCAGAAACTTGTTCACCAGTTGCTTCCGATTAACATACAATTCAGCTCGATTTTCTTGAGTACCTTCTGGTCTGCAATTGAAACGATTACCATCAGCTGTTTCCAAGATAAAAATGGCAAGGCCCTTATCACTTCCATCACCGTCAATAACGTCAACAATACGATATTCTGCATCAACAAAATCCTTTAGTTTAAGTAGTGAGTACGAACGCTTACCAATCTCATATTCCATTGACGGATTACGAATCATGGTTCCTTCAAATCCTTCTGATACAAACTTGGTGTGCTGTTCATAAACTTCAGTTTCATCCATACACTCCACCGTCTTGACCATTACCACATTGGGCGGAGCGTTATGCATCAAGTCAACAATAATCTGCTGACGCATTGCATATGGAAGTTCGTTGTCTACAATGTCGTATACATGATACATAAGCGTCGGAGATAGTTCTGGACGATACTTCTTGATTGCTTTCATACTTTCCTGCAACAACTGATTGTTAGGAAGCATCAGTTCACCATCAAGAATAAAACCACCCGTATCAAACTGAAGGTGCTGAATCACTTCGGGAATAATTTCCTTATTACCCCGACTCCGTGCCTCAGTACCGTTGAACAACATACGCATACCGTTCAACTTGGGCTGAATATAGGACGGCCATTCCACCTTGTTCATATGATCCTTGAACTTGTGCGCCAACATCGGCATGGGCCAACTATCTACCTTCTCACCTTCCCGATAGAATCCCGCATCCAACTGCTTCTTGATAATGGCATCGAACTCAAAGAACGCCTGTGCTTCACTGTTGCGTTCGTTTGCCCGTCCAACGTTTGTGGGTGCGGCAAAGTACGGTTCAGACGTTTGCTTCTTTGTTTCACGGCCTGTCTTGGTCAACTGATACCATTCGGTCTGTGTATAGAAATCGGTATCGTCTTGAAGGATATGCAACTGCCAGAACTTACGATTACCGGCCTTATTTTCAGAAATGAGCAGGTCACTGCTTTTAATGATTTTCATATTAGTTGTTAGATTTGCAGGAACACATGCCCTGACACTTCGGGCAATCACATTCACCATAGGAATACGCCGTGCATCGGCCGGACAACATCTGGAAGTACTTCATGCAGTATTTACACATATTTTGACCTCGGTTGTGGTATACTAGTAATATAATCAATCGTACCCCAAAAGTCAAGGGGTAAAATTACTTATTAAACTATTTAAATTGCTTTTAATCTAATGAATTTACAGTTCAGATATTCAGTTATTTGACGCTGGCGCTCGGCATCCTTTTCTTTCTGCTTATCATGATGAGGTTCGTCATATTCAATTACTACA